ATGAAAGCGTGTTCTATACGTCACCGCCCTGCATACAATGCAAGGCATACTTATGCGACGATGTTGCTGATGGATGGCGTCAATCCAATGTTTGTAGCCGATCAACTTGGACATAGTCTACAAATGCTGATCAAACGCTATACAAAATGGTTGCATGGGGATAAAAATAAGCAAGAAATTGCGAAACTTAGCGTAACTCGTACAGCCTAAATACGTCGAAATCAAAAGCTCTTGCAATGAAAAATGTGGCAAATGTGTGGCAATAAAAAAGCCACTTAATATAAGTGGCTGATTTATAACAAGAATTTTGGTGGAGGTGGCGGCTACCTAATTAATTAAATAAACACATAATTTTAAAGGTAAATTATTCTAAAAATTCACTTATGTATAACATATGTATAACAAATTAAAAATTTCACGCCAAATATGAGTTCTATTTCCGGTTCAGGATTTGAACTCAGGTACTGGTACCCTCAATAATAAAGGTACCAAAAGATTATCGGTTCTTAAAACTGAGGTTACTTATTGCCTTCTGTATCTCTAATTTTGTAAATCCTTCACGCTGACCCTTCATAAATATGCTTTTTAAGACTTGTTGTGCATGTCTATTTACATACTGGAACTCAAATGGTCCGTTTGGCACTGCAGATCCATCGTACGGACTTACACCAGTACACACCTTCTTATCATAATCTTCAGTAATCTGATGATATTCCTTTGCAATATTCCAAAGCTTAAATTCTCTAGGATCTATTTCAAATTCACCTATATATCGTTTACGGACAAGATTTTGGACATCATCAATATTCATAGCATCACACCTGGTATGTCGTACAGAAAATATATCAGATGTAGAGATCACACACATATATATAACAGCAATGGCCAAAGTTTGAAAAAAGCTTCTTTAATGTGGTTTTGATGATTTTGAAAATTTCAGGTGAGGAAAAATAGAGGTTAGAAAAGTTAGAAAATTATAAAATAGAATTCAAATATATGATTTATATAAATTAATTAATATTTTAAAAAGGTTAGAAACTGGTTAGATTATGGTTAGTTCTAACTCCTAAAAAAGGTTAGAAGTTCTAACCATTTATACTATTGTTTTATATAAATATTTTAACTTTTATAACTTTTTTCTAACCACTTCTAACCTTTATATGGTTAGAAACTTAATTATTAAATATCAGATACTTAAATAGTAAAAACCTTTCATTTTACTGTTTCTAACCTTTTTTAAGCACTATTGATTGAGTTGAAGGAACTTTTGATAAATCGAAAGTTGTAGGCATTCATTGAATCCCTGTTGAATTATGTAGAACCGAATTCTGAGCATTCGGCTGTGTCCTGCACCAGTACTGCTATGGCTTAGACACCCATCGGCTGGGATCACAAATCTGTTGAATATTCGACACATTTACTGGGCAGGTGAGGTGGGGGGTCAACCGCCCGGCTTGAACCGGATTCTGTGGTTTTAGAAAATTTGGCCAAAAAAAAGCCCTCACACCTGGAGGACTTTTATTTTAGTGAAAATACTGTGATTAGCTTTGCTTATCGGGCTTCACTTGCTGTGGCCATGCCTGGTCTAATCGTTCTGCATCAATTGCGTGTTCATCAGCTGCTGCTGCGATTGCTCCACCACGTTCTGCCATTTTTTCGAGTACGGAATTGCAGGTCTTGGCGTATTCAATGAGGGCTTGATTGGAACCTGAGGACAGACGTTTGTCGGTATCACTGATCTGCTTTGACAGCCGGTCAACAGCCAAAGCACTGTCACTGGCAGCAGCCAGCGCAACTTGTAGGTTTTTATTTGCATTTCGTTCTGACTCCAGAAGATCTTGTGACCATACCTGCTCTACTTCATGCACTTCATTGGCATGTTGAGACGCAACCAAATCACGTTGGGTTTCGGCTAAAGTTTTTTGTGATTCGAGTAAATCAATTTGATGTGACTTACTTGTGCAGCTGGTGACTGAAAATGCCAAAGCGATGGCCAAGGCAGCCATCACGATGAATTTCCAATGTTTAATTGCCAAAGCAATATTCATTATTGTTTTTCCTGTTTGAATTGAAGTTGATGAAACTCTTTGAAGCGGATGATCTGATCACCTGCCCATTCGTTTACTGTGTTGGCGAATAAATTTTGAAGTGGAACAATTTCGGAATACCAATAGGCTTCACGTGCTTCACTGATAGATCCGAAGCCACCTGCATTGGATGGAATGATTCCGAGAAGTTGTGGCGGTGTACGTTGGGATGCAAGAACATCATCACGTGTGACATTTTTAATATTTAAGAATTCATCTTTGGCAGCCAATTCACTGATTGGAATCAGTTGCAAACCATCCTTTTTTCCATTTGGTGCATGCAGAAATAAATTTCGGAAGTTACCTGGACCACGTGAATCTTTCATCGCTTGTTTCAATGCATCCACATCTGCATCATCTACACCAGGATCAGTCATATATAGGATGAAGCCGGCATGAGATCCGTTGTTATAATATTTTCGACGAAATAAAGTGGCTGACTCATTGAGCCACATGGACTGAAGTGCCGCGATATATTCAGGCGTTCCATAAATTTCTTGATCGACATCAATTCCTTTGATGTGACAAACGGTACCAGGTTTAAAAATGTGTTCTTCAAAACCATTCAGCAGCTGCAGAAATTCATTCGAGTTTTTCATGCGTCTGGTGTACTTGGCCATGAGTCCATCATAGTGATGTGGATCATTCAAACGATTGTCAATCCGTTGCAAATAGCCGTTTCCAAATACCAAGTAGTCAAAAGCTATTCGTTCAAATTCAGATGAACTAATCAATTTATTTGGTGTGAATGAAGACACCAGTTGATTCTTTTTATAAAACACTGCAGTCGACAAATAAGGCATTGCCTTAAAGGATTTTGCCAAAGCATTCATACTGATATGTGGTTCGTAATAATTGCCACACAGCCATGTTTCATAAAACTGTGATAAGTCACGGCCATTCATCACCGGTTCTGCATCACCGAATGTAAATGCCTGCACTTTGCTGTCGGACATTAGTAAATCTCCATAGAGGATTTCTTAGTTTTTGTTTGGTCATCAAGGGTCAAAGGCTCATTTGCGAAGGCATGGAAAATGGCAAAAGCCAAATCAGCATGACCAATATTTTCTGCACGTGATGCTTCAAATGTCATTTGTCTTTGTGAAGCCGTCAGTGTTTTACGAATCGCCATAATCGACATGGCCACATCTGTGGATCCAGCATCAAATTCAAAGCGTCTTTTGTTGATCACATCCATGGCTTTCATGACCAATTGTGTTTTGACATCGACGCTATAATTGAAGGTCGTTAGATTCGGGAAGAAATCAAGAACCAATTGCGCCACACCAGTACCCATACCGGACTTATCCAATCCGATATATTTGACGTTATATTTGGTCGTTAATTTTTTGATGTATTGCGCTTGGCTGGCAAAGTCCATGCCTTTGAACTGGTGATGTTCAAGCAGTCGGAATTTAGGATAATCAGGTTCAGGTGGTGCAATGACCACAAGCCCTGCACTGTCGCCACTTTCTGCTGGATCGTATCCAATCCAAACTGGTTTATTACCAAATGGACGCAATGCCAATGGCTTAAAATCTTTGGACCATACTTCCCATGAATCGACCATACACGGCTGAATGATGGACAGTGGAAAGACACTATGACCATCATCGACAAATTCACACATATATAAATTGGCGAATTCTTCAGGACTATTTTCAGCAATCAATTCATCAATATCGAATAGATCACAGCCTTGGCGTTCAGCATCCTGAATATTGACGATATGTCGCCACATTTTGTCGCCACACAAAGCACCGTCTCTTAATTTTGTGTGACTGGTGTCGATATCAATTCGATTTTCTTTGCTGCGACCTTTATTGAATGCGTCCCCTGTCCAGAATGCATAGGCTTCATGAGTTTTGCTAGAAGGTGTACTAAAATAGGTCTTTTTATATTGTTTTTGGGCAGCCATTGCCGATGCCACTTTTTTTAAGGTGGCAAAGCCATGCACCCAGAAGAATTCGTCAAAATACAAGTCGCCATGGTATGACTGAGCTGTTTTTGCATTGGTCCCCAAGAAAATTAGCTGAACGGTATTACCACATGGCAATGTGATTGAAATTGGATCGCCTTGCAGATCCACTTCAATGGATTGCATGACAAAGTTTTTGATGTACGTTTTAAAACCGTGTGCCTGCGCTTTCGATGCAGACAAGAAAATCTGATTTCGACCAGTGGTGACAGCTTTGATCAATGCTTCACGTGCAAAATAGAATGTTGCACCGATCTGACGTGATTTTAATAATGCACGGTTACGTTGTTCGCGTGCACGGTACCAAACCTTTTGATACTCAAATAAACCTTCATCAAAGTCTTCAAGAAGTTTTTCAACTTGTTCTTCAGTCAGTGCATTTGGTTGTTTTGGCTTACGTGGTCCAGCAGTTCGATTTTTTAGTTTTGGATTCAGATCGGTTTCATTGCCACCATCAGAATATTTATCGATTCGTGCCATGCGCTCCATCTGACGCATGAGCAAATCAATTTCTTTGTAATCACCAGGTGTTTTTTTCTCAAGAATAATCAGTTTGATCAATTGAGCAGTTAAGGCTTCACCGACTCGACCAACAGGTGCATCTTTATCCCATTCATCACGTGTTTTCCAAGCATGAACATTTTTATCAGGTTCATCGATGTGATCTGCAATCGAGCTAATTCGCCACCCCATCCAATACAAAAATTTTGCTAGAAGGCGTTTATCAAAGGTCAGATTTTGTGGGGTATTAAGTGCATTATCCATTGGCTCATTAAGCCAATACATTAGTTTTTATTCATTGCACTGATATTGTGAAATAGTGTTTATACAACCCACTTAGATTGAATGTTCAGGCTGTTCTTCCGATTCTGCTAACTACTTTAAATAGATTTTATCTATCGACATAGACACAGGATTCAGAAATGAAGAAATCCAAATTTTTCCGTGTTGCTGTTGCTGGATCCACGACTGATGGTCGCGTGATTGAAGCAACATGGATTCAACAAATGGCTGACAGCTACGATCCAAATACATACACAGCATTAGGCAACCTTGAACATTACCGTGGCTTTTCACCAAGTTCTGAATTTGGCACTTATGCAAAGGTCACTGCCCTAAAAGCTGAAGAAGTAGAAATCAACGGTACAAAAAAACTTGCTTTATTTGCTCAGGTTGATGCGTTTGATCAATTAATCGAACTTCACAATGCAGGTCAGAAATTATTTACTTCCATTGAAGTAAATCCGAATTTTGCTGATACCGGTAAAGCGTATTTGGTCGGTTTAGCATTCACTGACACCCCTGCTTCATTAGGTACGCAAATCATGGAATTTGCTGCAAAACAGCCTGAAGCAAACCCATTTGTTGGTCGTAAACAAGATGTAGCCAATTTGTTTACTGCAGCTGAAGAAGCTGACCTCCAGTTTGAAGATGGCCAAGATGCACCAGCAAAAGGCCTGTTTTCTAAAGTTTTGGATTGGTTGAAGCCACAACAAGAACAACAAGACAATAAAAATAAAGACCAATTCAAAGAAGTATCTGACTCGCTAGAAGCGATTGCAAAAACCTTTGGTGAAAGTCAGACCAAGTTGCAAAAGGTCGAAACTGAGTTTTCGGAACTTAAAACCAAGCATTCTAAATTGGAACAAGACTTCACTGATCTGAAAGCCAAATTAGAAGGTGAAGAAAATCCAGGTACACCACCGGCACCTGAAAACACTGGCAACTTCTCTGAACAAATCGAGTGCTAATAGTTTAATCACTGTTAGCAGTCCATAAATATTGCTTATAAGCGAGAAAAAAATGCGTAACGATACACGTAAAAAATTCAATCATAGTTTGGCAAAAGTTGCTGAACTCAACGGTGTTGAATCTGCACAGGTGCAATTTACAGTCGCACCTGCACCAGCTCAAAAAATGGAAGAAAAAATTCAGGCTTCAAGCGAATTTCTTCAAAAAATTAATGTCATGCCTGTCGATACTCAAACAGGTGAAGCAATTGGTTTATCTGTCAATAAAACAATTGCAGGTCGTACTGATACATCAGGCAATGGTGAACGTACTCCAACTGATCCGACTGGTTTAGGTTCAGACAAATACGAATGCAAGCAGACTGATTTTGATGTGGCGATTCCATATGCAAAACTTGATGCTTGGTCAGTTTTCGCAGACTTCCATCAACGTTGGACTAATGCCGTTGCTAAAGCAATTGCTTTGGACCGTATCATGATCGGTTTCAACGGTACATCTGCAGCAGCAACAACTGATCGTACTGTAAATACAAAATTGCAAGACGTGAATATTGGTTGGTTGCAAAAGATTCGTACTAATGCACCTGATCGTGTGATGTCAACAGTCACCGTGGGTGCAGCTGGTACATATAAAAACCTAGATGCTTTGGTGGTCGATGCAGTCAATGAATTAATTGATGAAGTTCACCAAGATGATACGGATCTCGTCGTGATCTGTGGTCGTTCACTGTTGGCTGACAAAAACTTCCCAATCGTGAATGATGCGTCTGACAATACCAATGTATTGGCTGGTCAGGTTTTATTAAGCCAAAAACAAATCGGTGGTTTACCTGCAGCACGTGTACCACACTTCCCTGATAATGCACTTTTGATCACGTCTTTTGACAACCTGTCAATCTACTATCAAAAAGATGCAAAACGTCGTTACATCCAAGAAAAACCAAGCAAAAACCGCATTGAAGATTATCAATCTTCCAATGAAGCGTATGTGATTGAAGCATACGAAAAAGTTGCATTGGTTGAAGGCATCACAATTCAATAATAGGTGATTTATGTTGAGTCCAGCTCGACGACATCGCCTTCAGGCTTTGGCAGCAAAAGAAGCTGCCAAGGCTGATGAATTTGGTGGTGTACGTCCAGACGCAAGCGTCTACCAATTACAACTGACCGAACTAAAAAATGACATTCATGTTTTACGTTCAATCCAGTCTCAAGACAAACGCGCTGAAGCAAAAAAAGAATTGATTCCAAAGCACATGCCTTATGTGTTGGGTGTCGTTCAGTCAGGCGCAAAAGTTGAACAAGATGAAGTGATCACCACCATCATGCTGTGGTGCTTTGACTGTGGCTTGTTCAATCAAGGATTAAGCCTTGCTGAATATGCTTTAGAACAGAACTTAAAAATGCCTGATTCATTTAGTCGCAGTACTGCAAGTATTGTTGCTGAAGAAATTGGCAATGCTGCTCACAAAACCTATCAGGATGGCCAAGTATTTAAACTTGATGTTCTTGAAAAAGCGGATCAACTGACTGCCAACCATGATATGCACGACCAGATCCGTGCCAAATTATATCTGGCAATTGGTCGGACTTTCTTGCAGTTAGACCGTGGATCCGAAGCAGTAGCATTTATCAAAATGGCGATTGCAAAAAATAAAAACTGTGGCGGTAAAACAGATCTTAAAAAAGCTGAAAAGCTCTACAAAGAACAATTACAAAATTCACCTGAACCCATGCTGAATGCAGATGGTTCACAGGTCGTCGATGACCAAGGCAACTTGCAATTTCATCCGACGTAACGAGTGCCCCGCGCCAACCGAGGGGCAGAATTGACGATGTAATGACATTTTTATGTGTAATTACAAACTCAATTCTCCACCCCTCAACTATTTGAGAATGACAATGACCGGACTAATTGCAAACGGCAACCGCAACAATGAAGATGTTGTCATCACCAGTGAAGATTTCTTTCCTGAAATTTCTTCAAAAGCCATTCGTGAAAAATTGCGCTTTGATAGTAGTGTCACCAATGAGCGTTTAATCCCTGCCATCGAATCAGCCATCATTGAAGTGAATGATCAACTTGAATCTCTCACATCAAAAGCAGCCACACTTGCCCAACTCAGCACAAAAACCATTACTTCAGGTACTACCACAAAACCGATTACTGAAGTTTTATATTTCCGTGCCGTTGCTGCAGCTGTTGGTGCTGAACTGAATGAACAATATCGCGCTTATGACACCACAAATAATGGTGGCCAAAAAGCTGATGAATTGACACCAACCATTGATGACTATCGTCGTGATCTGCGCTTTGCCATTCGTGATTTAAAAAAAATTCGTCGTTTGAATGTGGAGCTGGTCTAAATGAAAACTGTTTATGCCCTTCAAGATGACACGGTTGACGCTATTTGTTGGCGCAATTATGGACGTTCATCTGGTGTGGTCGAAGCAGTACTTGAAGCCAATCCACATCTGTCTGCATTTGGTCCATTTCTTCCGATGGGTACCAAGGTTCAGTTACCAGAAATTCAAACCCAACAAAATAAAACGCAAAGCATTCAGCTTTGGGACTGAGAACAAAAATATGGCTGAACCAACCACATCAACCACTGTCGCAATTACCGCTTCTGCAGGATTGGTATCACTCCTTCCATTCGTGAATGGTGATGCACTGTTTGGTGCCGTAATTGGTGCAGCATTTTTAGCATTTACCCAAGAGTCACTGAGCTATGGAAAACGTATTTTTTCGCTCATGTTATCCATTGCCCTGGGCTATGCATTAGCACCTGAAATTTCCAATCGTACAGGTATAAACAGTCACACGGTGATCGCTTGTTTCACCAGTATGTTTGCTTTACCGGTATTGGTTAAAGTCATGACGTGGGTCAATAAATCCACCCTGACAGAAATATTCAATACCACTTCAAAGTTCTTTTCTGCCCTGTCCAATACCTTTGGAAAGGAGAATAAAAAATGATGCAACTTATGTTGTCGCCATTGGCGCAGACTATTTTCTCAATCATTGCCGTGCTTTGTTATGTGGCATGTGCATTTCGTATTTTATGTTTTGACCGCCTTCACCTGCAGTCATGTTCGTTACGATTATTCGCAACTGTTTTGATTGGTGCATTCCTGGCACAAAGCATTCACATCATTTTCATCAAGGATCCAGTCACGATATGGGATTCAATTCTTGCTGTATTCCTATTGATCTTTATTTTTCGCAGTAAAGGCAATGTCGTTTCAATGTTACGGAGCACCCCATGAGTATTTTAAAAATTGGATCTAAAGGTTTAGCCGTCATTGAATTGCAAAAGCTACTCATCAAAGCCGGCATGACAGGAAAAAATAAAAAGCCACTTTCAGCTGATGGTGACTTTGGTGAAAATACCGAATATGCCGTCATTCAATTTCAGAAATTAAAAAACCTGAAAGTCGATGGCTTGGTCGGTGACTACACATTAAAAGCATTACGTGGCGAAGACACCAGTAAACTTTTAAAAGAAAGTGATCTGGTCGCAGGTGCAAAACGTTTATGTGTACCGGTCATCGTGATCAAAGCGATTGCTGAAGTTGAAACACTGGGTGAAGGTTACTTGCCAAATGGTAAACCGAAAATCTTATTTGAACGTCATCGCATGTATTTCTATTTGAATCAGAAATTCGGCAAAACCAAAGCCAATGCATTGATGGCCAAACATCCGAATATTGTGAATACAAAAACAGGTGGTTATCACGGTGGATCTGCTGAGTACACACGTTTAAGTCAAGCAAAACAGCTTGATGAATCGTGTGCGTTGCAATCTGCTAGTTGGGGCCGTTTTCAGCTGATGGGTGAGAATTGGAAAGACCTTGGCTATAAATCTGTGCAAGATTTTGTGGCTCAACATGAACAAAGTGAAAGCCTGCAGTTTGAAGCATTCCTTCGTTACTGTGAAAACAAGTCTGGTGAAGTGGATGATAAGCATTGGAAGTTGATCGATGCATTACGTCAAGAAAATTGGCATGTGGTTTTTACACTGTATAACGGTCGAAATTATAAAAAATTAGGCTATGACAGCAAATTTTTACGTGTGATGAATCGCCTCGATCCAAACTATAAGAGTGCTAAAGCTGCATGAAAAAGCCACATCATTTAAGAGAATATCTATTAAAAGCGATTCCTGATCTAAGCCCAGATCAGGACCGCTTACTAATTTTTGCAAACCAAGGCAGCTTGCGAAGCACGATGGCAGGCGGTTTTAGTTTTGAGCAGTCATATACGCTTGATGTCATTATCACAGATTATGCAGGTGATATTGATGTGATTGGTGTTGTGCTGTTCACATGGATTGCAGAACATCAATCTGAGCTCATGGCCAACCATGAAAAAGGCAAACAGTCGATCACCTTTGAAGCTGAATTAATTGATAACAGTAAATACGATATCAACTTTCAAATTCCACTGACTGAACGTGTCATTGTGAAAAAGAATGCCGAAGGAAAGCTTGAATTAAGTTATCCGGCTGAACCGCAATACACACCATTTGAAAAACCTACAAACGTCATACTGACTGATTCATCCGGTCATGAATTGGCATCATGGACCACAGCTGAAAAAGAAGGTTATTCAATGGCGTTTATGCCACCAGGTAAAAATCCATGAGCAGCAATGTACTTGAATTGGCTAATTATCTTCAGCCGTTATTAGAACGGCTGTCGATGGGTGAACGTGCAAGACTTGCCAAACAAATTGGTCGTGATTTAAGAAAAAGCCAAGGAAAGCGAATTTCTGAACAGAAAAATCCTGACGGATCTAGTTATACCCCACGACGTAAACGCCTACGTGAGCAAAAAGGCAAAATCAAAAGAAAAATGTTCACAAAAATAAAGAATACGAGCAATTTAAAAGTACTAAGCAATGCAGATTCTATTGCAATTGGCTTTGTCGGTCGTGTCGCTAGAATTGCACGTGTGCACCAGGACGGTTTAAAAGATCGTGCAGAAAAAGGTGCACCAGATGTGGTCTATCCAAAACGTGAATTACTTGGTTTTACCGAACAAGATATTAAATTGGTTGAAGATTCATTCCTAAAACATATCAAACTTTAAATTCTTTCATCTTGTGAAAATAGGTTTATACAACTTTACTCAGCTGAAATGTAGAAATCTATAAAGCAAAGTGTTGGCATGAGTGCTGACCTTAATCGTCGTCTTGAAAATCTAATTCGTTTTGGAACTATCAAGACCATCAACCCGTCTAAACCAATTCCACGAGTCATTGTTAATCTTGGCGATATCGACACGCCTGAAATTCGCTGTATGAATGTACGCTCAGGTGCAGATGCCACGTGGGATATGCCATCGGATGGTGAAGAATGCGTGGTTGTATCACCTTGCGGTGAAATTGGTCCAACAAGTTTTGTCTTGTACGGCTTTTATAACGACGACCACCCTGCACCGTCTGATGATCTCAATCAAAAAATCCGCATGTTTGCTGACGGCTGTGTCATCGCTTATGACGTATCAGCCCATCATCTGTCTGCAATTTTACCAAGTGGCGGTACTGCTGTTTTGACTGCTGATGGTGGTGTCATTGTGAATGGAAATACAACTATTAATGGTGATTTAACCCTGAATGGTAATCAAACCACCAATGGCAGCACAGTCATTAGTGGCAATCACACCGTAGGTGGCAGTCAACTGGTGCAAGGATCCAGTCATTCAACCGGTCATTTCAGCACTGAAGATGATGTCACTGCAGGCGATATCAGCCTGAAAAATCATAAGACCTCAGGTGTTCAACCTGGTTCGGGAACTTCTGGAGAACCAATTCCATGATGTCACGTGAGCAAGGCGCAATGGTTGCCGATGAATTAGATCAGATCCGTCAATCTATCCACGATATTTTGACCACGCCAATTGGCTCACGTGTCATGCGTCGTGAATATGGTTCGCTTATTCCACAGCTGATTGATGCACCCTTTAATGAAATTACGGCATTACAGCTTAAAGCTGCCACAGCAAATGCCATTTTGCAGTGGGAAACACGTGTCATGCCAAATTCAATTTCTCTCTATGAATCTGAAGGTGGTCGTCATGTTCTTGATTTAGATCTGACCATGACTTCAAACAATCAGAACCAATCTTTAAAAATCCCATTGGATCTTGGTGCAACTTTATAAGTGATCAACAAATGGCAAATTCAAATTTAACCGCAATTGATTTATCACAGCTGAATCCACCTGATGTGGTGCGTCAGATTGATTTTGAGACCATTTTAAAAGAAGGTCTTGAAGACTTTTATCAGCGCATGGAAGAAGTTCAGCCAAATTTTCCACGTTATCTTGAGTCAGATCCAGCCATGAAGCTGGCTGAAGCTTTTGCTTATCGTGAAATGTTGGTCCGTAAAGAATCTAATGAACAAGCTTTAGCAGTACTGCTTGCATTTGCAAAAGACAATGATCTTGATCACAAAGCAGCTGAACGAAATCTTCAACGTCGAATCATAAGCCCAGCCACAGAAAATACACCTGAAGTCAAAGAATCTAATGATTCTTTGCGTAAACGTGTGCAACTTGCACCTGAAGGTCAAACGACTGCTGGCAGTGAAGGATCATATATTTTTCACGGTTTAAATGCTGACCCACGTGTCAAAGACATTTACCCATACGCCCCATTAGATGAAACCGGCAATCCAGCTGGCATTTGCAATATTTATGTTCTTTCAAATGAAAGTGATGGTACTGCACCAGAAGATTTACTCAATGTTGTAAGTGCTGCACTAAATGCGAAGTCAGTACGACCTTTGACAGACAAGCCAATCATTTATTCAGCATCGATTTTAAATTACAGCATTGATGCTGAGATCTTTATTGATGAAGGTCCAGATGAAAATATTGTCTTAGACAGCTGCTATAAGGCAGCCCAAGAATATACAAAAAAAAGTCACTCATTTAATGACGGCATTTCTCTATCAGGAATTTATCAAGCATTGCATCAGCCTGGTGTTAGTCGAGTCAACCTGATTTCACCTGCAGGCAATATCGATACATCCATTGGTCAAGTGGCTTTTTGCACTGGCATCAATATTGTGAGGGCAACTGTATGAATAAGCTCTTGCCCCCAAACTCCACCAAGTTTGAAATGAATTTTGAAGCTGCATTTGCACGTGTTTCAAATGTTGAAATCAATATTCGCAGCTTTAACGATCCACTGACTGCACCAGTTGAAGTGTTGCCCTGGTTAGCTTGGGAACGTTCAGTTGATGTGTGGAATAAAAGTTGGTCAGATGCACAGAAACGCCAAGTGATTAAGACGTCACTGTATAACCATTCGATTAAAGGCACAGTTGAATCACTTGAAGTTGCTTTGAATTCGTTAGGCTTTCCAGTGATTGTCCAGGAATGGTTCAACATGGTGCCCGTCGGCAAACCATATACATTCAAGCTATACATCCAAACCAGTCAAGACAGCGTTTCTGTCACAGATTACAAAGAATTATTCAAGGTCGTTCGTGCTTATAAAAATTTACGTTCGCACTTAGTTGATACCACTGTCTTATTAGAAAGCCCATCAAACTTACAAGTGAATGCTATGACACAGGCTGGTCATGAATCTGAGTTTGTGAAATCTGCAGGTGGCTTGCATTTAGATGGTACTTGGGCTTTGGACGGTACTAAAAAATTGAATGGAGTAAATATGTAATGCCAAATATTGAAGGTCAAAAACGATGGTCCGCAGTACGTTTGCTTGAAACACATGAATTGGCACGTGGCGGTTTCAATGGGAATTTAAATGAACAAGCAAAAGCCCTTGCTGACCGTACTGAATTTTTAAATCAGGAAAAGGCGAGTAAATCTGAAATTGTTCAGGGCGTTTTTGAATTTGGGACTTATGCAGAATTTAATGCAGCCAAAGCGACTTTACCATTGAACTGTACTGTAGTGATTGGTCAAGAAAATACCACTGGTACTGGAACATGGGGAATTGGGAATAATCGCTGGAACGGTATAAATTTAGAGAAAAGCTATGATCCGATTGAAAAGGCAAAAAAATATGTTCACACCGCACTAATCAATTACGATCAACTGACAGGCGAGTTGAGTAATTTTGGATTAGTTCGCGGAAATATTCGAACAGGGGGTATTGACGCAGATACAAGTACAGATACACACAAAAAAACAGATTATATTAGCGTCAATGCTGGCGATGTTATCGAACTACGAAGCGATGATTATCTCTACAATCCTACTTTTTATGATGAAAACAAAGTATTTATATCATCACCAAACACTTGGCTGACTACATCTTCAAAATTTACAGCTGCTCAAAAAGGTTTTGTACGCCTCGCATTTAAACGAGTTGATGAAGGATTAATTAATCAGACTGTATGCGATTGGGCTGTTATCCAACCAAATGACGTAACTTTCGTGAAGCAAAGAAAACATATTGCAGACAAATTAATTTCCACAAATCACTTATCGGATGAACTTTTAGAACGCTTAATTAGCAGAACTATAGAAGTAAAGGAGTTTGAAAAGTTTTTAGGAAATATTGTCTCAAGTAATGGTGCAAACGGTTCGACAACAACGTCAACACATGTTCATCGTACCGACTTCATAAAAGTGAATATCGGGGATAAACTTAGTCTTACTAGCTCACAATATTTATATTGTCCATTCTGGTATGACGAAAATCAAAACTTTATTTCTTCAACTGGTACGTGGTCAACTGCTGAAATAACTGTAGCACAAGCAGGATATGTAAGATTTACAACTAAACAAGCTGACAATGGTGCTGAGATTATTGATTTGCCCAACATAAATTGGATAAAACTAACGAGACCTGTAGGTGCTTTTGTAAGAAATTCAAGTGAGATAAGTGATCAGATCATTAAACCTAGTCATTTGTCTAGCGAAACACTCGCTTTAGTCGGAGGTGGTGCTGCTGCTGTAACCCAGTGGCTTGGCAAAAAGTGGCTAAGTCTCGGAGATAGTATTACGGCACGTGGTTGGTATCAGCCTCACGTTGTATCTGAACTAGGTTTAGCATCGTATGTCAACTTTGGCGTTGGTGGGACAACACTTGCTAGAAAGACAGCATCAGACACAACAGCTATGTCTGTTCGTTATGAAAGCATGGATGCAACAGCAGATTTAATCACAGTATGGGGTGGCGTGAATGACTTTGGTTATGCATACGGTTCTAACACAGGTACAGTGCTAGGAACTATGGGTGACACATCTATTGATACAGTTTACGGTGCACTAAAAACGATTATTGAAGGACTCATCACAAAATATCCGCTTGCAAAAATTGCTTTCATCATCACACCGCCTGTTTCAAACGGCATGGGGATGCGTTCTCCAAATGCGAAAGGATTTAGGTTAGAGCAGTATTGTCAAGCTGTACGTGAAGTCTGTGAATATTATTCAATCCCATATCTTGATCTGTATAAGCAGTCAGGGATCAATGAAAAAAATATCAATATTATGACGAGCAATATTGGTGGAACAGCACCTGATGGCTTACATCCGAGTGCAATTGCTATGCAGAGGATTGCTAAAAAAATGTCTGCATTTTTAAGAGATATTTAGTTCAACGAATTTGGAATATGATCAATGTACAAAACAATCTACACTTCTATCGGATTATCACTTGTTGCTCAGGCAGTAAGCCAAAATAAGACTATTGAAATCACCCACTTTGCCGTGGGTGATGGCAATGGCAATACCATTGAACCGAATGAAAGCATGCGTCAATTGGTTCGTGAAAAATATCGTGCAACCATCAACCGCATTTATCAAGATCCTGAAAACGAAAACAAATACACTGCTGAAATGATTATTCCAGTGACTGTTGAAGGCTTTGTGGTTCGTGAAATCGCGCTATTTGACCGCAATGGAAACATGGTGCTAGTCGGCAATACACCTGAGGTTCATAAACCAACATTGGCAGAAGGTGTCACACAAGATTCTGTTTATCGAATTCCATTTGTGATTTCAAATCCTGAAGTACTTGAATTAAACTTCGACCCCAATGTGATTATCGCAACGCATCAATGGATCCTGAATACACTGACCCCTGCAAATATGTTTCCAGGCGGTACCATTGGCCAAGTACTCAAGAAAAAAACCAATGCCGATGGTGATACAGAATGGGCAGATGCTGGATCTGCTGAAGTATTCGTCAACACGATTGAAGAAGAACAGTCATTAGTGGCTGATCAACTCATTGTCGATCTGAGTGAAACCACCACCACTGGCGCTGCTGTCTATATCAATGGCGACCGTATTACCAATAAATCCGGTGCTGACGGTTGGCTTGCAACGACAGCCACACGGATCACTTTAGGCAAAGCTTATCCTGGTGCAAAAATCCTGATTGTTCAAAATGAACCACTAGGTGCAGCACCCTATCCCTTGGCACAAAAAAATAATCTTTCAGATGTTTTAAATAAGCCGTTGGCACGTCAAAACTTGGGTGTCATGAGTGCAGATGAAGCAAAATTTAATGACTGCCCTCCTGGTACTGTCATCACTTTGGCTTCACAGAATATCCCGACCGGTTATCGATTATTAAAATGTAATGGTGCCGCTTATTCACGTACCGCATACGCAGAACTATTTGCAGCCATTGGCACACTCTATGGTGCAGGTGATGGCGTAAATACCTTTAACGTGCCTGATGCACGTGGTGAATTTCCACGCTTTGCTGATGATGGTCGTGGCATTGACGCTGGTCGTGTCGTGGGCAGTAAACAGACTCAGCAAGTACTAAAACATAAACATTTAAGTTTTGGTGAAGCTACTGGTGGATGGATTTTTGGAAATTCATTAACTCGTGGACATATGGGTACCCATGGCGGTTTAGACCGTGACAATTATCTGTATTTTACAAATGACGGTACCGAATACTTAGATCAAAATCCGAACCCAACAGGTACGGTCGGCAATGAAAACCGTCCACGTAACATCGCTTTACTTGCATGTATCCGCTATTAAGGAATGAAACATGAATCAGATTATCGTGTATCAAACCAATTATTCAGGTCTATTTGTCGGTGAAACGTTGGCAGACGAATCACCGCTTGAACCTGGTGTATTTGCCATACCTGCAGGTTGTGTCGAGACGGCACCACCTGAAAGTTGGCAAGAAGATCAATGGCCACGTTGGAATGGCTTTAAGTGGGAACTGATCCAAAAGCCTGAAGTTCAGCAGGTAGTATCGCCTGAAGAAAAATTGGCTGAGTTTTTGGCACAAAATCCAGATGTCATGTCTTTAATTAACGCCAAATAGTTCGTAATTGTATAAACCTAGTTTCACAATTTCCGAAACTTAACACTGCCTTAAACTAATGCAAGCCTGTCTATTGAATTAAAACCTCCAATAACAGGCTTTTTTTATGGCAGATTATCACCACGGTCTGCGTGTCTTAGAAATTAATGAAGGCACCCGACCAATCCGAACCATTGCAACTGCTGTTCAGGGCTTAGTTGCGACTGCAGAAGATGCAGATCCACTTGTATTCCCACTGGATACACCAGTACTACTCACCAACATTCAAGCTGCTGTGGCCAAAGCTGGCACATCAGGCACATTAAAAACTGCACTTCAAGCGATGGCCAATCAAACCAATTCACTTTGTGTGGTGGTTCGTGTGGCAGCTGCTGCAGAAGAAGCTGCCCAAACTGCAAATGTCGTGGGTACAGTAACTGCACAAGGCAAATACACTGGCTTAAAAGCACTACTCACAGCAAAAACCAAGTTGGGTGTTCAGCCACGTATCATTGGCGCACCTGGTCTTGATACTCAAGCAGTAGCCACTGAACTTGCTGTCATTGCACCAAAACTTCGTGCCTTTGCTTATGCCTATGCATGGGGATGTCAAACCAAAGAAGAAGTCGTGGCGTATCGTGATGCATTTTCTTCACGTGAACTCATGATCATTTGGCCAAACTTTGTGGCGTTTAATGTCGATACAGCACAAACCGAAACCGTTCCAGCTGTGGCATGTGCCATGGGCTTACGTGCCAAGATTGACAATGAAATTGGTTGGCATAAAACCTTATCCAACGTAGCCGTTCAAGGTGTCACTGGTATTGATGCTGATGTGACTTGGGATTTACAAGACCCTGCAACGGATGCCGGCTATCTCAATAGCAATCAAATCACCACGCTCATTCAACAAGATGGCTTCCGTTTCTGGGGATCACGTACTTGTTCTGACGATCCTTTATTTCCATTCGAGAACTACACACGTACTGCACAAATCATGGCAGATACGATTGCTGAAGCGCATATGTGGGCAATCGATAAACCAATGCATCCGTCATTGGTCACAGACATGATTGAAGGGATCAAGTCAAAACAGCGTGAATGGACTCGTCTTGGTTATCTCATGGGTGGCGATTCTTGGTATGACCCTGAATCAAACAGCAAAGAAACACTGAAAGATGGTCAGCTCAATATCGACTATGACTACACACCAGTGCCACCGCTTGAAGATCTTCGTTTCCGTCAGCGCATCACAGACAGCTATTTGGCTGATTTCGCTGCTTCGATTACAGCATAAGGAATTAACGCATGGGATTACCTAGCAAACTCAAGAACATGAACCTTTTTAATGAAGGTGCAAGTTATTTAGGTGAAATCAAAACTGTGGTTTTACCTAAATTAGGTCGCAAGACTGAAGACTACCGTGGTGGCGGTATGAATGGCACGGTCAAGACAGACATGGGTATGTCTGATGATGGCTTGGTGCTTGAATCCACATTCGGTGGTTTAGACCTGCTCACATTACGCCAATACGGTATGGAAAAGATCGATGGCGTGTACATGCGTTTTACTGGTGCTTATCAACGTGATGACACTGGTGAAGTCGATGCAGTCGAAGTCGTGGTTCGTGGTCGTCATGAAGAAATTGATGGCGGTGATTCTGAACCAGGTGAAGACACTGAACATAAAGTCGTGACCAACTGTGTGTACTACAAACTGACAGTCAACGGCAAAGTTGAAGTCGAAATTGACATTCTAGGCTTCAAAGAAGTGATTGACGGTGTTGATCGCTTGGCCAAGCAACGTAACGCTCTCGGCATTTAAGTTTTCCTACCCTTGCATGAACAACGTTTTGTGCAAGGTTTTTTTAATTTGTCACTTTTTAGGAATGCAACATGAATACACAAGATCAAGACAACGTTCAAAACTTGACTGAAGATCAAGCCCTGAATCAAAAATCGATTCAAAACCCAAATGAAGAAACCGTTCAGCTAGAACAGTTCATTCAATTTGGCGGTACCACAATCACAGAAATCAAAATCCGCAAACCCAATGTGAAAGCACTCAGCGGTGTCAGTTTACAAGCCATCTATCAGCACGACGTAAACGCATTAATCAAAGTTTTACCACGTGTTACGACACCAGCACTGACTGCACAACAAGTGCTTGAACTGGATCCAGTGGACTTCGCACAGCTTGGAGGTCACTTGGTCACTTTTTTGTACCCGAAGGATCTGCAGAAAGCGATCAAAGAGGAACAGCAATAAAACTGGTCGATGAAGTAGATGAAGCAATTGCCAATATTGCATGCATCTTTCATTGGCCACCCAGCGCATACGATGACATGGACATTATCGAATTAACTAAATGGCATCACCTTGCGCTGAAGCGTCACCAAACCAACGTGTAAACGAGTCCACCAATGTCAAAACTAAAATTAGAAGTCCTATTCAACGCTACTGACAAAGTATCTGGACCCATCAAAACAATCATTGGTGGCTCAAAATCTATGGCTGCTGCATTAAAGAAAACCAATGGTGAGCTGAAGGACCTTGAAGCACAACAGCGCAAAATCTCAGGTTTCCGTCAGCTCACAGCACAGTCTGAAAAAACAGCTCAGGCTTTGGCCAAAAATAAACAGACCATTGCTGAATTAAAACAAGCCTTAAAGATTAATCCTGAAGCACAGGAAACAGTGACCGCTTTGGCACGTGCTGAAGCTGCTCATAAACGCCTGATGGCAGTGCAAAAAGGTCAAAGTAAAGAATTGACTGGCATGGCACAGGAATTCAACAAAGCTGGCATTCAGATGGACCGGCTGAATGAGGAAGAATCGGATCTCAAAAATAAGATTCATCTGACTACTATGGAGCTAAACAAACAAAAAGAAGCCTTAGGCAAACATGAAGTTGCTCAAAAGAATTATGAAAAGATGCAGGCACGAATGGGCAAAGCCAATGAACTTGCTAAAAAAGGTTTAATGATTGCCGGTGCTGGTGCTGCATCACTAGCAGTACCAGTCAAAATTGCTATCGATTATGAGTCAGCCATGGCGGATGTGGCTAAAGTCGTGGACGGTTTAAAAGATGAAGCCGGTAAAATTACACCAGCTTATAAACTCATGTCAGATCAGATTGTTGAAATGACCACACGTCTGCCAATGGCAGCCAAAGATATTGCAGCCATTGTTGCTGCAGGTGCTCAGTCTGGTATTGCTAAAAATGAGTTACTTGGCTTTGCCGAGTCTGCAGTAAAAATGGGTGTCGCGTTTGACATCACTGCAGATCAGGCAGGTCAAAGCATGGCAGAAATGCGTGCAGCATTTAAACTGACACAGCCACAAGTGGTCGCACTTGCTGACCGCATCAACTACCTGGGCAACACATCACCGAACAAAGCCGACAAGATCATGGAAGTCGTTCAACGGATCGGTGCATTAGGTGAAGTCGGTGGTTTCGCATCGAGCAGCATTGCTGCTATGGCTGCATCACTGACATCGGTTGAACCTGATGTTGCTGCAACGGGTATCAAGAACATGATTCTTGCATTGACCAAAGGAGAGTCAGCCACCAAAGGTCAGTCTGCAGCATTTAAAAAATTGGGCTTGGACAGTGTTCAAGTGTCCAAAGATATGCAGAAAGATGCTGAAGCAACTGTGGCGAAGGTCATCGAGGGGATTCAAAAACTCGAAAAACATGAACAGGTGGCGATCACCAATGAACTGTTTGGCTCTGAAGCTTTGCCTATTGTGATGCAATATTCACAAGGTCTAGACACACTCAAAAAGAACTTAAACGCTGTGTCAGATGCCAAAGTCTATGCTGGATCGATGGAAGCTGAATATGCTGCTCGAGCAGCAACAACAGCCAACAATATTCAATTAGCCAAGAACCATATGGCAGCCTTAGGCATCACCATCGGTAATGTTTTATTACCTGGTGTGAATTCTATGATTGGCAGCTTTAATGGTGTCATGAGTGCCGTTCAAAAATGGTCACAGGCGAACCCTGGTCTGTCATCCGGTTTAGTCAAAATTGCTATTGGTGCCATTGCCATTGTAGGTGGTCTGTCTGCCCTATCCATTGGTTTAATTGCTGTTTTTGGTCCAATGATGATGGTTGGTCGTGCATTTGGTGTGGTCGCTATGGCAGCACGTGCCATGAGCATGGCTTTACTCACCAACCCAATTACATGGATTGTACTTGCCATTGCCGGTGCTGCATTCCTGATCTATAAGAATTGGGCCCCTATATCAGGATTCTTTGTTGGTATTTGGAATACCATCAAAACAGCGTTCAATGGCGGTATCCGTGGCATTTCAGCACTGATTATCAATTGGAGTCCAATCGGACTATTTTATTCAGCATTTGCTGGCGTATTACGTTGGTTCGGCATTGATCTTCCTGCGAAGTTCACTGGCTTTGGTGCCATGATTTTAGAAGGATTGAAAAACGGTATTTTATCCAAAGTAAATGCCGTCAAAGATGCCATCACCGGTGCTGTTAGTGGTGTCATTGATAAAGCCAGGGGCATTCTAGGCATCCATTCACCTTCACGTGTCTTTATGGGTATTGGTGGCTATACCATGCAAGGTATGGCCAACGGTATTGCCAATGCCAACAACTTACCAGTGGCAGCAACCACCACAGCCACACAAGGTGTTGTAGATACAGCAGTCAAAACTAAACCAGTCAAACCAATCTCAATGGGTGGTGGATCTGCCAAATCATTTGTCAGCAATGACACCATCAACATCACCATTCAAGCCAAAGATGGTTCATTTGTGAAAGGTACTGCTGAAGCCTTACGTCAGGAATTACAACGTGTCGCGCAAGAAGAACAAAATGCAAAACGTAAATTTTTAACAGACACGGAGTAATCACACATGATGATGGCTTTAGGCATGTTCGTATTTTCACTACGCACTGCCTCATATCAAGAATTAAAACGTGTTACCAACTGGCGACATCCATCCAATAGCCGTGTTGGTGCTGCACCGGCTTATCAGTTTGTGGGCAAGGGTGAAGACACCATCACTCTGCAAGGGGTGATTTATCACGAGATAACCGGCAGTCGAAATACTTTAGATATCGTGCGTCAAATGGGTGACACCGGTAAAGCCTATACCCTCATCGAAGGCACAGGCAAAATTTATGGCTTGGTGATCATCAATGATCTGGAAGAAGGCAAAACCTTTTTCTTCAAAGATGGTGCAGCACGTAAAACAGAATTCACCATCAAACTGACCATCGTTCGCGACTGGCAACCCAGCATTTTGGGCACACTGGTTGGCATGGGCATTGGTGCACTGAATAGGATCTTGTAATGCTTAAACAGGCTTTAAATTTTGCAAATAATGCCATCAGTGCATATGAGAACTTGACTGAATACCCAACACCCATATTTCGTGTTGAAGTCGATGGTGTGGACATTTCACCGCAAATGGCCACACGTTTAATGTCGCTAACAGTCAAAGATAATCGTGGCTTAGTTGTCGACACTGTAGACATTGAACTCAGTGATGACGATGGCATGCTGTCGATCCCACCTAAAGGTGCAAAAATTCAGGTGTGGTTAGGTTGGTCCAATACCGGTTTATTTGACAAAGGCGTGTATAAGGTTGAATCGACTTCACATCGTGGTGCTCCAGACGTGCTGTCCATTTCTGCCATGGCCAATGACGTATCTGAAGGTTTAAAACAGAAACGTGAACGCAGCTGGAATAATCAAACCATTCAGCAAATCTTTGACAAGATCGGTGATGAATATGAACTAAAAGTCATAGTTCATGAAAAATTTGCGTCCAAAGTTATTAAATACATTGCTCAGAATGAATCTGATGCAAATCTCATTACTCGAATTGCCGATGAACAAGATGCCATTGCGACTGTGAAGAATGGTCATCTGATTTTACTGCCACGTGGTGCAAGTCAGACTGTTTCAGGTTTAGCCTTACCACGCAAAATCATCACCCGGGATGAAGGCGACCAGCACAACTACACCAATGGTACTGGTACCGACAACATCACTGGTGTCAAAGCCTATTACTATGCAGAAGGCAAGGCTAAAAAACTGCATGTCTTTGTGGGTGACAGTGAAGACAACTTAAAAGAAATTCGCTATGTGCATCGGGACAAGACCACTGCAGAATTGGCTGCCAATGCCGAATACAACCGATGCAAACGGACTGCACAAAAGCTGACTTATGCTTTGGCCAAAGGAGATCCAACGCTGATCCCTGAACAGGAATTTGAGTTCAACGGATTAAAGCCTGAAATTGACGACATCATTTGGCTGGGTACCAACATCACCCATACTTTAAATGACAGTGGCTTGACCACTTCTGTTGAATTGGAAGTGCAGCTGCCCGATGCAGATGACGTGTCGACCTTGTTTGAAGGCAGGGAAGAAAAAACGGAAGAAGAAAAGCAAGCCAAAAAGAAAAAACGCACAGGTAAAAATTATGCCGAATATACCGGTGTAATCGCGTATTACAGTGAAGGTGGCAAGTCCATCAAACTGACCTCTGGTGATCAGTCCAAACCTTTAAAGCTTACGCATATTTATAAGTCTAAAAAGACTGCGACCAATGCCTTAAAACGAGAACAGGCAAAAATTGATAAATATAAAAAATCAAAATAAAAAAAATCCCGACTTTGGGGTGAAGTCGAGATCAAATGGGTTTAATTAAAATAACGATATTTGATTATTTTTACAACATTTTATTTAGATATATCGTAATTTTGTTATATATTTGTATGAATAAATTTTGATCCAAAGGTGCAATATGTCTAGACCTTCACGTACTAAATGCCCACATTGCGGTTCAAGTTTCCCTATCCGAAACAGTGTCGAATTAAATCCACTTTTACGACGTTTCCACGCTCAGTGTTCAAATGTTGAATGCGGTTTTACTGCACAAGGTTTTTTTCAGATTGAATTTGAACTATCACCATCGGGCATTCCTAACCCAGAAATAAACCTCCCCCCTTCCCCACATAAAAATAAGAATCCACAGGTCTCACATGTCTAAAAAATTTGATATCGCCCAACAAAATCAATTGGATCAAGTTCTCGTGGTACCACGTGATTACAGCACACCATCACTTGCTGAATGTGAACAATGCGGTAATGACATTCCACCAGAACGACAAAAGCTAGGTGCAGTCACTTTATGCATTGAATGTAAAAGTTTGGAAGAACGCTATGCCAATCGTTATCGCTGATACATCAGATCCAATCGAATGCCCCTGCCCTGAATGCACATCACAAGATTAATAAGCAAAGGAAAAATAAAAATGGACCAACAAACTGCACTGATTTTAATTGTTGTAAACCTATTGGCTGCCGTGGTACTCATCATCTGGTACTTGTTCGATCGCTATACCAAACGCATTGAAAGCTTAATTCAGCAAAATAACAAACCAAGCTGTGCATTTATTCAAACCCAAACCAAGCGTAAAGGATAAAAATAATGTGGCTCTATCCTTTTTTAGTCGGTGCTTTAGTGGGTGTAATGAGCAGTGCTTTATTATTTCTTCACATAGTAGGATGGTTTTAAAAAAACGGTTATAATAACAACAGGATGACAGCAGAATAATCAATATGCTGTGCAGGGCTTGACCTGATCAGGCATCCTTTAAAAGCCCCACATGGGGCTTTTAATATATATAGAGGGCATTCAATGAAAAAGTTTATCGCAGCAGTGGCAGCAGCTTTTATTTCTGCATGCAGCAGTACACCAGAATATCAAACAGTAGAAGTGACAGCAGATCAATTTGGGGATAAATGGCCACTGACTGTGGATAAGGGAACCTTACACTGTGAACCACCAACACGGATTGTATTTACTGCACCAGATGGGCAGAAGTATGGTGTTAATGGATCAGCAGCAAATGATTATGTCACCATCTTAGAGATCACCAAAGATCATAAGATCGATATCGGCACAACGTTTAAAATGGATCCATCAATTTTGATCGAAGAAGGCATGAAGCTCTGTCAAAAATAAAATTGAATAAAAGCTCCAATTTTTGGGGCTTTTTTATGCTCCCCTATTGACCTATAAAATGATTCACTGATACAGTCTATACCACTACAGCAAAATCTGTGGTCAGGCGTAGGAACCTGAAATATTTGACATAAGGCGCAAAAAGTCCGCCCTCGGACTATTTTTTTGCGTAAAATTCGGCTGTGCCTTTATGGTAGGCTGGATGGTGAGATCGCATAGGCGATTTGCCGTTCCTTATGTCACGGTATTCCTACCGCCATTCAGTCTGCCACCATTACCGTAGGAAGTAATGGTGTCAAGTTTCAAAACTGACATAAGGAATTAGCAAATGAAAACATTCGCTTCTACGCATTCGTGCACTCAAAATAACGTACGTGAACACTCCCCTATTTACGATCTAGCTGCATACGAAAAACGCCAGCGCAAACTTAAACGTAAACAAATTTTTAAAAACATCTTAGACACCACCGTGTTCTTTTCAGCATGTTCTATCGTCTTCTCATTATTATTTTGGGGAGTATGAGCCATGAATGCACAATCCAATAACGATGTTCACGAAGAAATTTTGATCAACCTGATTGAGTTAGATCATCGTTTAAGCTTTTTAAGCAAAGTTGAAGTTTCCAGTGGGGAAGTTTTGAAACGTGAAGAATTAAACGCTTTGTTTAGCTCATTTAGCAGGGATATGAAAAAGATTATCGATTCTTTCCAAAGCATAGTTTAAAAGAAAGCCCTCATTTTGAGGGCTTTTTTATAATTCTACGATTATTTTTTGGCTAGAAGACATAATCTGTCGCACTAGGTATCTTTATGATCTTCCACTTTTCAATCTTTTCAATACAATGTTCAATGTTACTAAAGGAGGATAAATGTCGAACAATACCGTAAACAACAATGATGACCAAAACGAAGAAACGCTAATTGAATTAATTCACTTAAAAAACTGTCTAGGTTTGATGAGTAAAATGAAAGTCCAGGAAGGTGAACAGATTGACGCAGCAGAGATCAATTCACTATTCACCACAATGCATGCTCAAGTAAATAAAATAATTAAAAAAATTGAAATGTCATTGTAAAAAAAATGCCACCTAATCGGTGGCATTTTGTGTTGCATAGGCTTTGGCCATTCCGAGAAAACCTATTTTCGCTGTATCGTTTTTTAGTGACCGATAAGCAGAAATTACTTGGTGCTCATCTTCACTTAATTCCGTAAATCGAACACCAAACGTCACATAGAACGTATCAAACCCAGCATCTTGCAGAACCGTCAATTGGTTCTGATTCAACGGATCGCCTTGCTTTTCATAACGAACAATAGAACCTACAGCAACGTCCAATAACTCACCCATGGCTGGTTGAGTTAGCTTGAGACGCTTACGCTCCGACTTCAAACGCGCCCCGCGCTCTAAAAACTTATCATTAATCGACATTTTTACCCACCAAAGTATTGAAACTTTCGATTTATCGTAATATTATTCAGTAATACAGTGATTCACTGATGCTCTACCAACATTTTAAGGACTTGCTATGAGTAATGTCGAAAGCAGAACAAAAGCAATCATCACACACACAACTCCGAGCCGTCATCAGTTCCTGAGAGTCTGCGCTGCTGAAGCAGGAATGACAATTTCCAGCTTTACAGAAAACCTCATTTCTGAAGCTTTATCGAAAGTTGAAAAATCTGACAACCCATTTTCTGAAGCCAAAAATAAACAATAAGCCCCTGAAAAGCTTATTAGTTTACTTAATTCAAGCTAAGAGTAAACAGAATGACAACACTTCAAGAACTTTGTATAAAGCGAAAGAATCAAATTACGAACCGCAATGGTACAGAAGCCTTAAGAAAACGTATAGACCATTTAAAAACTTTGTCTGGTGAAGAACGTCAACGCTTTGCTGAAAAATTAAAAGGCTATATCGAAGCCTTATTTGAACACCAAATCATTACATTCCAAGATGCAAAGGATTGGGAATGGATTGTAGACAGCAACGTAAAAGGACTTCACTAATGTCTGATATGAAACACCGCATCATTAACCGTCTTGAAAATATGTTCAGTTTCAAGACACGTGGCGAATGGTTCCGTGAAGGTGTCTGCCCACAATGCGGTAAAAAAGAACTTTATACCCATGCCCACAACCCACGTATCGTGAAATGTGGTCGTCTGGTCAAATGTGGCTATGAAGAACACGTGAAAGATATTTGTGACGATCTATTTAAAGATTGGTCTGAATATCACCCACAAACCGACACCAATCCAAACGCTGCAGCAGATGCATTTTTATCTGAAGGTCGTGGTTTCGATCTTAAAAACTTAATTGGCAAATACACCCAGCAGTTTTATACAGATAAAGACAGCAAAGAATCATCAGCAACTGTTCGCTTTATGCTAGATGACAAAAACTATTGGGAACGTCTGATTGACCGACCAGAACGTTTTGGCAATAAAAAAGCACGCTTTAACTATGGGTTTAAAAATGCTGGCCAAGCATGGTCAGTACATGAATTAGATGAAATCTGCCGTCTAGGGGAAAAAGGCCAAGCGATCTGGATCACTGAAGGGATCTTTGATGCCATTGCACTGAGTCAGTCAGGTGTCAAAGCCATATCTTGTCTATCATGTGTCAACTACCCTTCTGCATTCTTAAAGCAAATTGCAGACCGTTGTCATGAACTCAAAATTGACAAGCCACGTTTACGCTGGGCATTCGACAATGATGCAGCAGGTAAAGGTTATACCGTTAAATGGCATGAACGTTCACGTGTTGAAGGTTGGTCATCTACTGCTGCACAACCACCGGCAAATGGCGGTAAAAAACTCGATTGGAATGACTTGTTTCAGTGGGACAAACTCAACCCTGATCAATTTCCAAAGTACAAACACTATGGTGAATTGCTCATTGCTGAAACTGCAGAAGAAGCCGGTCTTTTAATTTACAACTTCTATGAAGGTCGTCGTCATACGTTTTATTACAACCACAAATTTCGTTTGTACTGGTGGGAACTGGACTATGACAAATTCAATAAAGCAGTTCAGCACCTGGAAGACCGCAACAATGAAGCAGCAGAAAATGGTGGTCAGATTCTTACTGATAAAGAAATCCGTTCCAGTGCATTGAAGAACTGTTCAGCTGCCAAAGAAATTTGTAATGCTCAGATTGAACCGTTGTACTTCCAACGAAACGAAATCACAGATGAATCATGGTACTACTTCAAATTGCAAAGCCCTTGGGCAGAAGCAAAAACCACCTTTACTGCAGACCAAATGTCATCACGTTCAAAGTTCAAACCACGTGTCATGTCGGTCATGTCTGGTGCAATGTGGACAGGTACAGATAATCACCTAGAAACATTTATCAAACGTGAAACAGAACGTTTACGTGAAGTCAAAACCATTGATTACATCGGCTACAGCCGTGAATACCAAACCTATATCTTTGAAAAATATGCGGTGCATAAAGGGCAAATCATCCCGATCAATGAACACGACTTTTTCAAAGTAAAACGTCAGGAAATCAAAACACTGGCAAGTTCACCAGCGATCACATTGAATCCTAAAAAACAGTTTGATCCGTTATGGTGGAATGACTTCCATAAAGTCCGTGGTGCCAAAGGTATTGTGGCTTTGGCTTGGTGGATGGGTTCATATTTTGCTGAACAAATCCGTGCCATGCACAGCTCATACCCTTTTATGGAAATTGTCGGTGAAGCCGGTGCAGGTAAGTCACGTTTAATTGAAATGATGTGGAAACTTTCAGGCCGTAAAGACTATGAAGGCTTTGATGCAAACAAATCTACAAACGTGGCGGTGTACCGTAACTTTGCACAGATCGCAAACCTTCCAGTGGTCCTGATCGAAGGCGACCGAAATGACGTGAATGGTAATGCTGTTCAAAAGTCCAAATTCAGTTGGGATGAATTGAAGGATGCTTTCAACGGTCGTGCAATTCGTTCTAAAGGTCTAAAGACTGCAGGTAATGAAACATACGAACCACCGTTTCGTGGTGCAATTTTAATTTCACAGAACACGGCAATTCAGGCTTCAGAAGCAATTTTGACACGTACTTTGCACTTGTACTTTGACCGTAAAGGACAGTCACTGGAAACCAAACGCATTGTCGATGAACTGGATCGCATGGAACTTGAAGATGCATGCACGTTCATGACGCATTGCCTTCGTAATGAAGACAAAATCTTGGAGACATACGCATCAAAGTTACAGTCAATTGAAGATCACTATCATGCAATAGGCATTACTCATACACGTATTGCCCTATGTCATGCACAAGTAGCAGCACTGATCGAAGCAATGACCAAACACGTTTTACCCATCGACTTGGAAGACATGCTTGAAGCACAAGAAATGCTTGAAGACATGGCGCGTGAACGTGTTGAACAGTTAAACGGTGATCATCCTGACGTGGAAAAATTCTGGGACGCTTACGAATACCTTCAAGGCAATCGTTCACCAGAATGGGGCTTGAACCATCACCCTGCAGATGCTCAAACCGTCGCAATTAACTTAAACGAAATTTACAAAGTGGCTGCACGCAATTATCAGCAGCTGCCTGAAATCAATGAAATGAAGAAATTACTTCGCACCTCACGCAAGTACAAATTCATTGAAAGCAATAAACAGGTGTACTCAGATCGTTTCCCTGCCGATGACGTTGCAGCAGTGTCAAAAAGTCGTGAAGCACCAGGTAAACCAAGCCGTAACGTGAAGTGCTGGATCTTCACCAATCCAAATTTAGGGGCAAAAAAATAATGATTCAAAAAATTGAAAATCCATTGAATCTAGGACTTGAGCAAGTAGAAATTCTTATTACTGAGCTACAAGACAGCTTTGATAAATATTCTCAAGATTTACCTGAATTTTTATCACTGGAAGAATCTGGTTGTGCAATTGAGATCCAAACTAAAAGCGGTGAATACAGCTATAACCTTGAACAGTTAAAGCTGCTTAAAAAAGAATTTTTGGATCCATTAATGAATAGTGTGAAGGAGATTTCGTGATGCATGCTCAAACTCAAGATCAAAGCTATTACACCATGATCGCTGAACACCAGGATATTTCAGCACGTGTACTTCGCTTGCACAGCATTTTAAATCAGCATCATTGCGTTCAACACATGCCAACCGAAGCGTGCATCTTGATCAATGAAATGAAAAATATTGTTGAAACTGGCAAAGCACAGCCAGGTGGACTTGAAACTGCTGAACTCAATTTTGATTCTGATCTTCCTTTCACAGATCCAGAAGTTGCAACGGCTCATGACTTCAAAATTGGTGACACCGTTTGGGTTCCAGATGAATTTGCACGCTACAAATTGATTGTCAGCAGTCACCAGCGTTTTGAAGTAAAGCAGATCGTCGGCAATGAGCAGCTGTATGTCTGCCATATCGATAATCCGAACATTCCATTTACCAATAACCAGAAATGCTTCACAGCGCATTTCAGTCACTTTGCCAAATTTGAAGGAGAAACATCATGCGCGGTGTAAATAAAGTGGTACTGGTTGGCTCATTGGGTGCCAATCCTGAAAGCAAAAGCTTTCCAAACGGTGGTTCACTTTGCAATTTCTCCATTGCAACGTCTGAAAAATGGCAAAACAAACAGAGCGGTGAATGGATTGAACAAACTGAATGGCACCGTATCGTGGTCAAAAACCGCTTAGGTGAAATTGCCCAGCAGTACCTGAAAAAAGGTTCAAAGGTGTACATCGAGGGCAAATTAAAAACACGTCAATGGACGGATCAGAACGGTATTGAACGCTACACCACGGAAATTCATGCAGAACAGATGCAGCTGCTCGACTCTGCACCACAGGCAAATGGCTATTAAGGGGAAAGCAATGCAAAAATATTATGAAATTAATGACACAGAAGCTGTAAATAAAATTGATGCAGCACTTTCAGCTTCGAATAAATTTGACGAAAAACTTTATCAAGTTGGTGAACAATATGCTGCTGATGGGTATGGCGTTCACAATACTTTAAGCAATGGAAAAATCTTCCATCACATTTGGTTTTTCGATGAATCTAAAATCGATAAAACTCTATTTAAAATTAGCAAAGGTAAGCCAATGGATGGCAAGCCTATTTTTGAAGCTAGACCACGTAAAACGAATAAGCAGTTTTATTCAGAGTTCATGAAGGACCTTCATAGCCTTAATTACTCCGATCTCACAACGACGCTTTTTGGGGAAGTCATCCATTATGGTGCTGATTTAGCATTTAAAAAGAAAGACGATAAATACTTTGTATCAGCGAACTTTGACCTTGTTTTACCACATACCGAATTAACTGCCAGTCAGTATCAAAGTGCTATGGAGACAGTAGAAAATGACTGAGAAAGAACTGGAAAAACTCAAGGCAGAAAAACCTGAAGGTGCAACCATCGTGGCAGTCAAAGGTGATCGCGTGACCTACTTCAAGGAAGACGGCAAGGACCGTTTATTGACCTTCAACCGCACCATGTGGGTAAGAACCTGGTTCACACCATTTCACATGAACCTAAAACATTTTGATTTTATTGCAGTCATTTAAAGGGAGGAAAACTAATTATGTCATGGCATCCAATGGTCAAAGTGGCCAAAGAATTGGGAATCTGTGTGAATACCTTTAAAAAACATTACATCAAAAAGTATCCTCCAGAGCGCGTATTTGGAAACCGCAAAGAATGGAAAGATACAACACTCGAAGCAATGCGAAATGACACAACGATTGGCACACAATCATAGAAAAAGGGGCATAATTTATGCCCCTTTTCTGATTTCTAACCTATATTCAACCGAGTTCTAGCCAGTTTCTAGCCTCAATTTAAACGCTGTTTTACTCTACTTTTCAATCAATTATCTAAAAATTCTTAGTTTTCTAACCTTTTTCAGAAATTTTCATCCATCGATCAACTTCATTGGCATACCAGGTCATTAATTCCACCCGTTCCGACCAATATTCTGCTCTGTTATAAATGCCCCGAATCTTGTTTTTAGGCACATGGGCAATCTGATATTCAATGACATCTTCACGAAATAAGGTCGATTCATTAGCATGGGTCGAAAAAACGGTACGAAATCCATGCGTAGTCATCAGCTTTGCATAGCCATTACGCTTAATAATGGCCAATATACTTTCTGATCGGCATGGCATATTCGGCTTTCGCGTATGTTTAAAGATAAAACCTTCATCAGTTTTGCGGTCATACATGATTTTAAACAGCTCGACTGTCTGATCCGTTAGTGGGACTACATGATCACGACGCATTTTCATCCGCGATGCTGGAATGATCCATTCTTTTTTATTTAGATCAATTTCCCCTGTATCCCACCTGGCATGAAGCAACTCTGATATACGAACAGCGGTATAACAGGCAAGTTTTAGTGCAATCATCAAATCATCAGTAACATAGCTTTGCTGCACCTTAGTCCAAAACTCTGTCATTTGATGTGGCTTCAATGCAGCCAGATTTTCAACATCCTGTTTAGGAATTACATCACCAACCAAAATACATGGATTCTTTTCAGTGTAATCAGATGCAATCGCAAAGTTAAAAACATCACTTAACAGGCGCAAGGATCGCTTGGCGGTTTCAATGGTTCCTTTGGCCACAATCTCTTTTACTTTTTTTACGACATCTTTTCGTTCAATTTCATCAATACTGGTGTCAGACAGATCTTCTGAAATGTAATTTAATCGGTAAATCACTGTATATTTATATTTATCACTGGTCCAACGTGGCCCCATGATCGCCAACCATTCCTGAATGACTTCGCCTAATGTGGGCACATTGATTTTTTTACCACTCAGCTGTGATTTAAAATCCCGGGCAAGGTTTCGCGCATCCTTACAGCCAATTTCAGGATATTCACCCAACGTTTTTTGATTCTGTTTACCATGGTGACGATACGACAGTACCCATTTCTTTTTCCCAGATGGAAATACAGAAATAATCAGCCCTTCCCCATCTGCAATCGAATAGCGTTTTTCTTGTGGCTTTAAATTTTTTACTTTTAAGTCTGACAACATTTCAAATGTTATACCCGTATAACGTTGGTATAACAT